CCCAAGGCAAACAGAAACCGCTCGCCGGTTACAATGATGGCGTTATTGTTAGTTGGCGCATTCGTGATAATCGCAGCCCGCGTAGAAGCACCTAAATCCCATTCGTAAATACTACCTTCGTCAGACCGGCACGCCACCAAATATTCGCCCCAGTTGTCCAAGACCCAGGTAGATGCGTCAAGAATACCAGCCGCACTCAACTGAGGACGCGGTGTGCCATAGGTGCTTGAACCATAGGTCCAAACACCATAGCCCACAGCGTTTTCGCTATCCGTGCGCCCCACGCTGATTTCATACTTGTAAGTCGCGCTGCCTTGATTGGTTTCGGTGGTGGATGCGTTGCTGGAAGCCGTCACCGTATAGGCATTGGCGTTAGTAACGGTCACAATGTAATCGCCAGATAGCGTAATCCCGCTCGACCCAATAGCCGTACCAGAACTGAAGTTAGCGGTGTCGCCGGTTGTTAGCCCGTGGCTGGTATCCGCCACAGTAACAGTAGGCGAGCCAGAAACTGTGCTGAAGGCGTTAGACAGAGAACCCGTTTCACGGATCGGCGTGATATTCTGCGGCGCCGTATTGGCCTTCAAAGCATACAGCTTCGCCGCACCGCCAGCCGCAATAACCGTATCGCCATCGTTCTCGCGCCAAGCATGAGAACCACGCATAACGCCAGTAACCTGAACGTTCACATAAGAACCGCCAGACGCATACTGACGCTTCCGCCACCCACCAACAGGCTGCAACGTGCCTTCAATCCACCGCACCAGATTGGAATCGTACCACCGCCCGGCGGCTTGATATTGCGTACCCTGGCGATAAATCCCCGGCGGGAGTTTAAGCGGAATATACGGCATTGCGCTTCACCGCTTCCATTTCAGAATGGATTGGACCGTCTTGGTTTCGTAAATCCGAATTGCGGTCCAGATTATTGTAAAAGCCGCCGCACTAGCAGGCAGAACCTGAGCCAATGTCCCGATCATCGTGGCCACTGAAATGGCGTCCACAACGTGTTTGGCGGTTTCGTTGTGATCTAGCGCCATGGTTCAGCCTTCTATCAATTTCTGCCCGCTAAAGGCCAGAAGCATTTGCCCGGTTTGTTCATTTGACCGGACCATTTCATTCCGAAAACTTTCCACCGCTGCGCCCGTCTGGCGCTGCTGCTGGCTGTTTTCGATCATCAAAATGGGAAGCCAAGCCATTGAACAAGCCCACTCATCCACTTCCTTGCCGGTATTTGGATTGGTCCCACGCACCTGAATGAACCAGGCGCAATCCAACTTCCGGCAGGGGTTAAAGCCATCTAGCGGGCAGTTATGTTTGGCTTCGATCTGCATCAGTCTTTAGTCGCCAAGATGACATCGACGTAAGAAACGGCGAGATTGATAGCGGTGCCGGTGAAGGTGTGGGTGTGGGAACTACCACCACCAGTACTGGAATTTGATACTGTTATCCCAGTGGTAGCATATTCACCGTTTGAATTATTCCCAGGGGCGCCCCCATACCCCGTACTACCGGCGCCTAAGTTACCACCATTTAGTGCGTGCCTATGACCTGGGTCTGTAACGGTTGCCGTATGAGTGTGACTCGGTATTTGTGCAGTAGTCAGTGTGGTATCGCCGACTGTCCCAGCAACAGCCTGAGAAACAAAAGCGGTGGTAAACGCCACACTACCACCAGAACTTGCAGAACCAGATACGACCCGAAGCGCCTTATCATTATGCGTGGTTGATTTCGTCCAGCCAGTAGGCGCCGCCGTCTGGGCGAATAACATCACCGTGCCGGACGGGAAAGCATCGACCTTTGCCGTGGCGGCAGGGAAAGTTAGGGTATTAGTTCCAGCGACAGATGGGACGGCGAATGTAATAGCCCCAGAAGTGGCCCCACTTATCTTAAACGTGCCGGTGACATTTTGAGTACCACCAACAGTTAGGGTCTTAGCCGCACCAACATTTAAGCCGACACTCGTGCCCCCACCCGCCGCCGCAAATACCGCGTCCACCAAATCCAGATCGGTGTTCAGCTTACCGCCCCAGCTATCGGCAGAAGCCCCAACTTCCGGCTTCGTCAGCCCCAGGTTGGTTGTGGTGGTATCAGCCATTTATTGCACCCTTGTCCATGTCTCAGCGCCATCCGGTATCGCTGTCCAAGTATTAGACACCGGGGCTGCTGGGGTCCAAACCTCTGAACCATCTGCAATCGGTGTCCATATTGTAGCGGAATCCGCCGATTGGGTCCATATTTCTGTGCCATCTGGAATGTTTGACCACTTAAGAATGGCCGATACTTCCATGGCGCCAGAGGCAGAAAAGGCCGCTGCCCCCGAAACAACCATCTGGCCGGAGACAGATAGGCTTCCAATGCCTTCTATCGTCACCGCGCCCAGGTAAACCACCGCCCCGGAAGCTGTTACATCTGCCACCCCATCTATGGCGACAGCGCCATTCTGGATACGCTGGGCCGTGACGGCTAGATCGCCAACCCCGTCTATGGCGACCTGGCCCGCCTGTATCCGCTGGGCCGCTACCGCCAGATCGGCCACACCATCAATCTGCGCCGCCCCTGCCGCTGTTATATTGGCCGAAACGGCTAAATCAGCCGTGGCGTCAATCGCAACCTGACCCTCAACAATCGCCCCAGAAAGCGCCGCGAATGGGGTCTGGGCGAAGGTTGAGAAGCCAAACATCTATCCTACTCCGCTGGCGCGATTATCAGTTCCCCGGCAGCAACCAGGGCCATGATGTTCTGGTAATCCGTGTTGGCTGGGTCCAGCGGAACGAAGTTGGTCACGCCGTTGATGTCAACGCGGATGCTGGTGTTGACGCCGTTGAAGGCGATGTATTGGGCGTTGGTGTGCATTATTAAAGCTCCGCAGAGGCAGTGAAATCAAAATCAGCGATAGTTGCGCCATTATCAGAGCGAAATTTATCAACAGTAATTGTTGATAATGTAGCCCCTGCTGTTCCCGTCATAGTTGGTGCGGTTCGCATTGTAACCTTCAGCCAATGGGTGCAGAAACTAAAGCCCGGAAGTGTGCTTGAGCCTTTCTGATAATACCTCTGACACAACGCCAATTCCTGCCCATACTGCCGCCGCTCAAATGGCGTGGCGGCGGTGCCGACTTCGAGTTGGACGCCGGTGATGTAGAAGGTAGCACCGTTGGTGCCGACGACGCTGGTTGCACCAGTAGCAGAACGGTATAGAGCACCAGCCCAGGACCCAGCCGGACCACTATCAGTTGTTCCAACACCAAGGCCCCAATTGATTCTTATTCCAGCACCACTATTAGTCAACCACGTTCCAGCGGTATCACCAGGGATTGCAATTTGTTTATACTCCCAAGTGTTCGAAGCACTAATAGCGTATGTAAACGGATAACTGCGATTAGCGGCACTGTTGTAAACAGAGCCTCCGAAAGTGCCTGTTAGTGAGGACCTTACAAAAAAAGACAAGGTAACGGATGTAGCTGCCGCAGTTCCCCAAGCAAAGTCAGAAATATTAAACCCCTCAACCGTGTGTTGTGCAGTAAAATAATCAGCCGAAAGAGTTGAATAAGCTGAAAGCGACGTAAACCCTAGGTAGTTAGTAAACCCAGTGGGTGGAGTTATAGCGCCTGCGTTTTGCTGGGCGGAAAGTTTTGATGATTGAGCTGCTATAAGAGCGAAGCGGTCCACTAAATAAGTGGCACCAGCTGCGGGCGTCACACTCGCCCCCGCATTCCTTTGGTCAATCCGCATATCGCCATTGATAATCCGGTTCCGCAGAAACGATGACGACATAACAACTGTGCCAGTAATGTTGGTATTACCATTCACATCCAACTTGGCAGATGGCGAACTCGTCCCTATCCCCACGTTGCCGCTTGCATCCACCACAAACGGCGAAGAATCTGGATTAGCGCTATCCTCAACCACCAGCGCATTACCAGCGCCTGTTTGGGTAATACGGAGGGCCGCTGAAGAATTATTGACCTCAATCAGATTGGGCTGATCTTCAACATTCGTTTTGCTGGCAGGAAGGCTGATGAACACATCCTTGGTGCCAGCGCCAAAGGTGACAACACTACCGCCATTGCTGGATGATAGAATGGTTGTGCGCGCCAATGTAGATGGGCTGGTGAATGTACCAATACCCACTTCCCAATTAGAGCCACTCTGATCCGCAATCGTGTAGTAAGTCGTGTCACCAGTATCCAGGGCCGCATCGAAAGTCTGATAGCCCGTAACCGCACCAGCCAGGGTAAAGTTACCCGTGCCGATGGTGGTGGACGTTTCTCTTACACGATCAGCAATAACAAACGCCATTTCACCAACCTCTATTCAAGAGTTATATCGAGATCGCCAGCCGGAACGCGGAACACATCGCCCGTGGCAATGGTTTTAGAAACGGTCAATTCGCCATAAGCCAGCATATTGCCAGAAGTCAGCGCATCAAAAACAGCGACATAGGTGATGGTTCCCCAGGAACCCGTTGCCGCGTCAAACTCAACCGCGCTGCTATTGGTGCTGGCATTACCGCTGGTGGTCATCGTGACCGCCTTGCGAGCGTAACCATTACCGGAAACTTCCGTGCCGCCACCGCCCTCGCCAGGCGCCGCCGTGAACAGACCAAGATAAAGGCTTCCAGACGGCGAAGAAAACGCCGTGCCGGAAAACACATAAGCCATTATCTTGTTTTCAAGATAATTGGTGAAGGCATTCGTGGTCATTAGCCAAAACTCCTTGCCCGCATCCGAAGGGCGCTGGTTGCCATCCGGCTCCGCTCATCGGAAACCTTCAGATCGTTAAGGCACCGCTCATAAAGCGTGCCCCAGGTGGAAATACGCTGATCGTCCTGTAAATAGGGTGCAGCCTGCAAAAGCGCGCCATAAAGGTACAGATCAGGCGAATCCGTCAGAAGCCAATTCGTCGTATTGGAAACCGAAAGCGCGGGGATCGTGGCGTAATAGGT